AGCGCAAGCCGCTGACGGATGAGGAGATGCGCGAATGCGCTAAAGCAATGGATGCCGAGCCGCTGGCAGGAGGATGGCCGGAACTTATTAAATTTGCCAGAGCCATCGAAGCCGCACACGGGATTAAGGAATAACACATGACACCGCAAGCCTACCTATACATCTGTGATGGCAACATCGATGACCCCGTGCTGACCCACAAGAAAATGGATTGGCCTGAAAAGTATTCACATTGGCAAGAGATACCGCTTGTTATGGCACAGCGCCAGTGGGTTGGGCTGACAGAGCGAGAAGTTGAATTGATTGACGGGATGATTGAAGTGGAACTTAAACACGCCGAACGATGCGACCGTATTGCTAACCGCAATATGGCAGAAAAACAAAAGGGGTGGGACATGGAGCGTGTCGAATTATTGCGTAAGATTAAACAACATTTCGGAGTTGAAGAATGACTGACCGCGAACTTTTTATAAAGGCGTTGGATGCGCTGGAATGGAACCTGCCGGTCATTCAAGATTACGGCGACAAAGAACAACTAAACATCCAAAACAATGCCATCACCATTCTGCGCGATAGGTTGGAGCAACCGGAGCCGGTGACAGGCAATCTTCTGAAAGATGCGTACAACGCAATGGTTGAAAAGAAAACACGTTCACAGAAGCTGCGCGAAGCAGGGTTTACGCGCCGACCCAAGGGTTGGGAAAAAGAAAAGGATGAGCAGGAGCCGGTGGCGCACACATTAAATTGCGTATGTGGCGCTGTGTGGGACATCAAAAATGATGGGAGCGAAGAAATGGTGCATGCACCTGACACTTTCCCACCACAGCGCCCGTGGGTTGGGCTGACGGATGAGGAAATACATGACGCATTTCAAAATTCCTCCAGACGGTCAATTTATAAAGTAATCGAATTCAAACTCAAGGAGAAGAACACATGAACCAAGATTCACCGTTTGAAACATGGCGGTTGGCAAACCTCAAGCAAGTCGCCGTTTCACCAGAAATACTTGAGCTACTTGCTCTTGCGTTTGAAGGCGGTCGTTTGTCCAAGCGTGAATGGCGGGGGCTGACGGATGAGGAAGTTAAAGAAATCATTGACAAGTATACGATTGATGACCATGGCTTTGAAATTTGGTGTGATGGTCTTGGCGTTATCAAAGCTGTTGAGGACAAACTCCGGAGCAAGAACACATGAGCAGTAACTGTCCAAATTGCGGAGGCATCGTGGGTCTTCATTTCAGCACTTTGTCGGGATGTATGTGCCAATACACAATGACAAAAGAACGTTTCCAAACTCACGCATGGAAATTAAACAATGTTGAGTTGCAACCCAAGCGCGAATGGATTGGGCTAACAGAAGAAGAACTTATCAAAATTTGGAAAAATACTCCCGCTGAATCCGAATACTGGTTTGAATTTGCCCGAGCAATTGAATCCAACCTGAAGGAGAAAAACAATAAATAATTTTTATGGAAAAACTTTGTATAAGAATTATTCTGTCCAAGAAATGCCAGATGATAATGCGGGTAGTCGAAATGATTACCTGCATCCACATAATCGCAAACACATGGAGGCATTGGTAATGCTTACTGACGATAGACTCACATTTAAACCATTTGCCTATCCTTGGGCATATGACGCTTGGCTTCAACACGAACAAAGCCATTGGCTCCATACGGAAGTGCCAATGTCTGAGGATGTTAAAGACTACAAAGAAAAGCTGTCAGAAAAAGAAAGACAACTTCTCACAAAGATTTTGCGCTTTTTTGTCCAAGGCGATCTAGACATTGGCTCTGGTTATCATGAACACTACATTCCAGTGTTTAACCATCCAGAAATTAAGATGATGCTTAGTGGCTTTGCTGCTAGAGAGGCATTGCATGTAGCTGCCTATGCCCATCTCATTGAGACATTGGGACTACCAGAATCTACATACAATGAGTTTCTGGAATATAAAGAGATGGTGGATAAGCATGCTTACTTTGATAAGCTAAACGATTTACCACTTGCTAAGAAGATTGCTGTCATCTCTGCATTTGGAGAGGGTATGCAATTGTTCTCCAGCTTTGTTATGCTCTTAAACTTTGCTAGACATGGTAAGCTTAAGGGCTTGGGACAAATCATTTCTTGGTCTATTGTCGATGAGACTCAACATGCTGAAGGCATGATTAAGCTCTATCGTGAATATGTTAAGGAGAATATGAATGAAACTTCCCCAGAAGATATTAAACAAATTGCAATTGAAATGGTTGCGCTTGAAGATGGATTTGTTGATTTGGCTTTTGGTATCAGCGGAGATGTCGAGGGACTCAACAAGGAAGAAGTTAAATCGTATATTAGATATATCGCAGACAGGCGGCTAATCTCTATGGGCATGAAAGGCATCTTCAAGATTAAGAAGAATCCTTTGCCGTGGGTTGATGGAATGCTTGGTACTTCCCATACAAACTTCTTTGAACAGCGTGTTACAGACTATGCTAAAGGGGCTGTAACAGGCAGTTGGGATGATGTATGGGGACAAGCATGATTGAGGTTGCTGTAAGCGATAGCATGCTTTTAGAGGCTAGGGAAAAGAGTGTGGAAATGGGGAAGCTACATAACTCCATCACCAACGGTGGTGGAAATCTTGTAGGCTTTATTGGAGAATCTATTGCCCAACAAATACTTGGTGGTATCCTAAAAAATACTTATGAGTATGACTTGGTAATGCCTGATGGTATTTTAGTAGATGTAAAAACAAAGTCTACTAGTGTAGCTCCCCTACCTACATACGATTGTTCCATTGCTGCTCTAAACCCTAATCAGAAGTGTGACTTCTATGCCTTTGTGAGGGTAAAGAAAGACTTGTCTGTTGGTTGGTATCTAGGTGTATACAACAAGCAACAATATTTCAAAGATGCTATGTTTATGGAGAAGGGAACCATTGACCCTTCTAATGGGTATGTCGTAAAATCTAGTTGTTACAACCTCAAAATTTCTCAGCTAAAGGAAACGATATGAAAGTAGAACGCTTGCCTCCGTTGAAGATTCAGTTTGATCAAGGCTACCGCGCATTCTTTAACAATTGGATGGTGAACAACTATGACCCTGAAACAATTCAAGGGAAGGAATGGCAACGGGGATTTGACAGGGCCTACTTTGTCAACTTATACCAGCTTAAACAGAAAGAGACAAATAATGAACAAAGTGTGGATTGATCCCCCATCAGGATGGAGGTATGGATTTCCAAAACTAATGGATAAAAAAGACCTCAATGAAAGAGGTCTTAATTTTCATGACTGGCTTATTGCAGAAGGCTATCCTGCTGAATTAATCCATGAATTTGGAGAACACTTCTATATTAGAAGTTGGGATGAATTTGATGGGGAATTAGGGATTTAATTCTTTCCTGCCCGTAGCTCAGTGGATAGAGCAACAGCCTTCTAAGCTGTGGGTCATAGGTTCGATTCCTATCGGGTGGGCCATCATTTAGGTTTATGATTGGAAAGTCTTGGATAAGAGCGATTGGCATGAACTGATTTCACTGCCAAATTGCTCTTACCAGTAGATCCACCTTTACTCAATGGTACTTTATGATCAACGTCTTTCCCATCACCTTTAGAAACCCTTCCCTCTTTAGCCATTTCTGCTCTGGCTTTATTGCGAGCTGCGCGTTTCTTCACCTGCTCTGGCTTGCTATGGTATTGTTCGTACTCTTTTGAATATGGGCGTGGCTTATTAACGTAAGGCATATGTTTTATGGTTTAGAAACCAGTCCTCCTTTATTAAATTTCTTTGTCAGGTTTAAAAGCATATCTGTTCTTCTTTTTTCATCCGTTGGCATATTAACAATATTATAAAGTTCTTTTAAGTTTTCAGCTCTTTCTTGTGATCCAAGACTAGACAACATTTTACTAGACTTAGTAATCATATCATTAAATCTTTGTAACTGAACACCAGTTTCATAAGCATACTGTTGACCCATTCCTCCGTAAGGAGAAACAAGGTCTGAATAGTTCATTGCAGTGTTTAGATATTTTCTAAGATCTGCGTATGCTTTGTTTGCAGTTAGTCTAACTTGCTTAGATGATTTAGGATTTAGCAATACAGTTTCATAGTCGCCAAAACGTCTAGTAAGATTGTTTAAATCTTCATCTCTCTTCTTAAACTTATTTACAACATCCTTCATTTCTGTAGGATTGTAATCTATTGCTGCCCCTGCTGCTCTTTCTTCAGAAGGAGCGCCCAATCCCTTTAGTTTATGCGCTTGTACAATAGCATCCTCATGCTCTTTCCAAGTTGTTGCTGGAAGAGACATAGGACGTACAGTGATTGGGTCGCCAGAGATTGTTCGTACAGCAGTTTCCAAGTCTCTGTTGCCATACTGTTTTGCAGACATATTAACTCTTAAGAATTCATAGTCAGCATATGGAATCTTTACATTCAAATAATTCTCTGGTTTTTGTCCACCAAACCTTGTTTGAACCATATTTAAATTCAAGTCTTTGGTGAATGAAGGTGCGCCAATACCTAGTTCAGAATGAGAAGAATCCACTGATACATCATTAGGATCATTAAATCCTCTTGTTGCTCTTGATTCTCTAGGACTATAAGAGCCATGATATAAAGTCATTGGTGGTCTGTCTTTATATTTCTCTCTTAATTTGTCCAATTTATTCTGAAGAGAGTCTGCCATTTTACCAACCTCAGCGGCATTCTCAGCAGTAAGCTCAAGTTCTTTTTTATACTTTGCTCTGTATTCCCCCTGCAAAACACCCAAGACAACATCATCAACTTTCCAAGTGTCTGTTTTCTTTTCTCTTTGATCAAAAGCTTCTCGCAATAATGGGAAATATCCATTTCTATATTCTTGAACAAAAGACAAACCGGCTTTTCTCTCTACAGTTCTATAAGGATTTCCTTTTGCTGCATCATTAGCTTCTTTCTTTGCAATCTCTAAAGATGTAACATCTGCTGGCTCAGCGGTTTCCCACCAATTGGTATTAATACTTGGTTCTCTTGGTGTTACTGGAGGAGACTTTTTTAGCTCTTTACTTACGTCAGCCATAATTGAAGTGTCAGGCTTTTCTGCTAGAGCCTGTTTCTTTTTACCTTCAGCAATAGCCTTGTCTACAAAACTTTGAACTTGCTGTTCTGTCTCTGGTGACATTAAGCCTTTCTTTGTAGATGGCGCAGAAGTTTCTACTGTTGGTTTTTCTACAGCTTTGGTTTCTTCCAAAGACTTTTGCATTTTAGACAACAAAGACTCCCCACCCTCTTCAACAGCAGAGCCAACTCCTTTCTTAATAAAGGAACTGGAAGGGGGAGACAACATATCCGTAAGGCTTCTAACAAGACCGCCCGGAGCAAACCCCGGTATCTTCTTAATAGAGTTTGAAATAGCTAATGCTGACATGTAGTCTTTAGACTCTTCTAAATTTTTTCCTGTGTATTTTTTATACATACTTGCTGTTTCTCTTTTCACTTCAGCAGGTAATGCCGCATATTTATTTTCAAATATCTTAGACTGTCTCCCTTCTTGTTGGGCAAGAGCCATGTCTTTATTAGTTGCAATTTCTTTAGCAGTCTTTGATGCAAAGCTCAAAGTGTTCTGAAGCATAATCTTTTTCATATCATCACTACTTTCTTGATAATATGAAGTGGTGCTAATGGCATCAAATAGCTTTCCAACAATTGGAGCCATTTCTTTCTTAGCAGCAGCGTCTACTATTTTGTCTCCTGTAGTGGAAAACACTTTAGTAGTGGGGATATGTAGTCTAGTAATTTCCTTTTCCAACTCATTTGGAAATGGTTTAATTGCAACACCAGTTGCTGTTTTCAAAATACCGGCATCATTAGGAGGTGCTTCCTCTCTGGTTGCAGTTTGAAAAACAGGAAGTTCTTGTTTAAGAATAGGTGTGCGTTTTTGCAACTGCTGTTTAGCAGATGTCATTGCTCCTTCTTCTCCCGGCTTAACTTGATAAGCATCACGGGGTACATTCTCATCCCTATCAATAGCACCAATAATGTCACTAACTTGTTGCAAAGGAACCATACCTCTGCCCAAGTATTCCCCAAGCCATTCACCAAAGAATGTAGCAACTTTAGTACCGGCTGCTCCTTCTCCTGTTTGAGCATTGCTAGAAGCTTCAGCAAACTTATCGCCCAACAAAGCATAAGTACCAGCAGGTTGCTTAAATCCAGTAAGAGCTTCAATCAATTCTTTTGATTTAAATTGGTCAGTCTTGCCGCTTTCCATCTTAGCCAAATAGTCGCCAATGGCAAGGAATGGACCAGCAGGAAAGAACACTCTAGCATCTACTAAAGAACCGTCTGGATTCTTAACGTCATACCAATTGGTGTCTTGGTTTTCTTTTCTATATTTGTAAGCAGCATAAATAGCAGCAATACCTACGGTGCTTTTAGAAACGTCTTCTAGTCCTTTAGCAAGGTAGGCTTCACCACCTTCTGCTCCTTTAGCAAGTAAAGTTGTTCCTTTAGCTACATCAACAGAACCATTAACAAGATTTAATGGGCTATGCTTATATGTCCATTCCATAGCGTTTGCCATAAAACGTGGGAAAGGAATAACAGTGGAACCTACCGGACCAAGTTCTTCTACAAACTTTACAGCATGATACATTGGGCCTTTAGATGGCATCTTGCTAAAGGTTGCTTTAAGGGATTCATCAACAGCATTCTTAAGAACATCAACAGGAACTTGTTTACCTTGGGCAATGACATCATAGATGTTAGTGCCTAACCCTGCTCTTTCCAATTGTTTTTCTACAGAAGAGACAAATATAGCTTGTCTAAAGAAAGAATCTTGAGCTACGTTAAGCGTATTCAAAAGTCTAACCGGCTTTGATAGTTCCCCTTCTGCTGCTTCACCTGTAGTGCGTTTCACCATTGCCAAAAGCTTTGGTGCATCTTTCAATAAGATGTCTGTCATTTCAGATGACAATTCACCTTGTCCCAAATAGAAAGATGTCCTAACAGCATCATTCCATACGCCTTTAAGACCGCCAGTAAAACTTCCGGTAATTGGTTTTCCAGACAACGCTTCACCAGCACTAGTACCAACACGGTATAGAGAAGATTCTAATGCTTCTTTAGCTGCACCAAAGGTGACAGTGGTTGCTGTAGAGAATGCGTTTCGTACAGTGGTTGATAGTTGTGACACCATCAATCCTTTTAGTTCTTTATCTAGACGTTTAGCACCGTCCCATAAAAAACCAAAACCGCTAGTAAGCGCATTGTCCCTACCATACATTCTGTCAATAGACTTAGCAGCTTCTGGATCAATCTGCCGCATAGTGTTTTCAAGACGCTTAGCTACAGACAATGCTTGTAGCCCTCTACCCATGTCGCTAACAGTAGAGCCATACATCTTTGAAAGTTGTTCTGATGTAAGACCAGTGTCTTCCATTGCTTTTAAAAAGTCTTTAATTGCAAAGTCAGAACCCTGAGCAGCATTCTCTAAAATAACAGGATCAATAGTGTCTAGTCTGTCTAGAGTTTCTCTAACAGCCCTATTCATAGCTTGATCTGTTACATCATCTGGCTTAAGATCGGGAGCAAGTTTCCAAATGTTCTGAGCAAACTTAGGAATATTTACATTTAAATATTCTCTAAGCTGCATTTCTTTTAGTTGGTCTGCTCTACCACCTTGATTTAAAAGAGTGCGTCCTTCAAAGATATCAAATTGATTCTTTGATTCAATCATGTTCTTGATGTAAGAATCAAGCTCTGGCTCAACTTTACCAGCTTGTGTTTGTTTTACTGTGGCAGGAGGAACAGCACCTCTCTTTGTATAATCAGCTTTAATGCTGTCATACAATCCTTGGTATTTTGTTTTATCTGCATCACTAAGTGTAGAAAAGTATTTGTCAAGCTCATCAATTTGTCCTTTAGAGCGTGTAGACAATACATCACCCAAGGCAGACTTTGTACTAGCGCCAAGACCAGCTTTAGCTGCTCCCGGCAAACCAGCAAATAACAATTCACCAGCACCACCAATAGCGGCTGCTTTAGCTACTTCCTTACCACTAACACCAGATGCAATCTTTTCTCTTAATGCTTTGGTTTCTTTATCAAAGTCTGCTTTATATCTTGCTTGGTCTTCTGCTGGAAGAGAAGCAAAGGTTTTTTCCAATTGGCCTAATTCACCTTTAGACCCTTCAATATCAATCTTTTGTCCCAACACGTTTTGTGTTGCAGCACCGGCAGCACCAACAGCGGGAACAGCAGCAATTTTACCAATATTACTTACAACAGCTTTCTTTATTCCTTCCTCAGCAACACCTTTAGTAAGTGCTCTACCAGCAAAAGAACCTAAACCAGCAGTAGCCACTGCAGTGGGAGAAGAAACAATTGCTTTAAAAAAATCAAAGTATGGGCCTACACCCTCTTGTCCACCTTTCTCAGTGAAATCAGCAGTTTTTTTCCATAAATTATAAACAGCCTGTGCTTTTGCCTTGTCTTCTGGCTTTGCACTGTTTAGATAAGAAATTTCTTGTGTGGCATTAATTTCATTACTGCCCGTCATTCTCATGTGCGTAGCAAACCGCTTTACGAAGTCTTCTTGAGACTCCCCCTTTTGCATAACATCTTTACCAAACCTACTAACAGCATAGTTGTAAATGGTGTTAAATTTTTCAGGTTTTTCGTAAAGTTCTTTAAATGGATCTTTTGTTTGTTTTGATTCTGTTATTGTGGGTGCTGTTGTAAAGCCAGCATATTTTTGGCGAAGCTTTTCCTGCTCTGACATTGCCATGTCAGTTTGACTAGGTTCAATTTTACCCCCGTATTGCTTAACTAAATCATCAATACTAGGGGTGGTGCTAGAAACAGTGCCGCCATATTGTTTGGCAAGCTCTTCATAATCCATTATTTAATTCCTGTTTTCTTTTTAAATTCCTCCGCTGCTTGTGCATTAGGGAATGTTGCTGTTTTACCATCAGGTAATTTCACTGTTACCGGAGCACTAACAGGTGTCGGGGTTGCAGGAGCCGCTGTAGGAGCCGCAGCAGGTGCTGCCTGTGGGGTAGCCTTAGCCGTTGGCTGTGGAGGTGCTGTAGGGGCTGCTGTGGGGGTTTCTATGGGGATAGAACGTGATGGAGAAGGCATTGACATTGGGCCAATATTGGTATTTACAATTGCTTTTCCACTACTATCAAAATTAACACTATTAGCCATTAAGATTTGTCTGGATGCGTTATCAACAGGAATACCATCCTTTGTGAACATCTTAATAAGCCTTTCTTGGGTCATTATAGCAGCAGCTTTATATTGCTCATCTTTAACTCCCGGCAAAGCATTAATAGTAAAACTCCCATCAGGTTGTGAAGTAATAGCACCTGTTGGAAGTGTTTCTTGATAAATAACACGCCTTGTCATAGACGCAAGAGTTGCTAAACCAACTTGTCTATCTTTTTCACCTTCTGACAAACCGCTAGCTTCTTTCATTTTCTTAACAAAACTTGCCCTAGTTTTCATCTCCGCATCATTTAATTGCTCTAATTCATCTCTTTCTTTTCCTTTTGGCATCTTACTTATTTTTACAGCAGTAGCCTCTAAACGTGACATTGCTTTTTCATGGCTTTCTGTAGCCCCGTACATAGTACCAGCAATATATTCTGCTTCCATAATATTGTTAAGTTTATCTGTTGCTGTTGTAATTTTAACAGGATCTCCATTTTCCTTTGCATAAGCAAGACCAGCAATAGCATCGCTTTTCATTGCGGTGTATGAATCAGCATTAGGATTCAAAGATTGCTTTGCTTCCCTCCATCTTTCAAGTTTTTGTTTTGTCTGATCAACAAGTTGTTTTTGATTAAGAGGAGGGTTTTCAGGATCTACGTTAGCCGTTAAATTATACAATTCTTTGGATAAAGTTTTTCCAACATCATCCAAATCTTGCGGTCTAAACGCATCGAAATCAAACTTTGATTTAGAACCAGAAATAGTGGTTTTAGGAGTAATACCACCAGAAGCGCCCATAAGAGATTCCATAGGGACACCAGACGCTTTAGCAGCACCTTCAAATGTTGTTTTATAACCTTTTTCTCTTGCACCAGCAAAAAGACCGCTAGTTGGTTTTTGTTCTGGCAATGCTCCTTCAGCAACAGAAGTTGCTGTTGGCATTTTAAACTCACCTTTAATAAAGTCTTCTACTGAGCCAGTAAAATCTTTTGTTTTTTCTTTGTCAACTTTGCTAAAAAGCTTTTGCCATTCTACTTTGCTTGGATCAAAGTCAGGTTTCTGCATAGCTCTGCTAAATTCAGAAACAAAAGCAGGACTAGAAATAGCTTCTTTTAATTCACCTTCAGTGACACTATACCCATAGTTATTAGAAAACTCTCTGAGTTTAGTGGCTGTATCAATGTATAGGTTTTGTCTTTCGTCGTAGTCTTTTTTTGAAGTTTTATAATTGTCATAGAGAGCACCAAAAGCGTATTCTCCAAACTTCTTTCCTTGCTTTTCTTCTTCTTCTACTCTTGAAACATACCCCGTAGCCATTCCACCAATTAACGATGCAATTTGAAATCCCATTACATCACCCCTTTCTTTTTACTCATTAGACCACTAGACGGTGTTGAAGAAGTATTCTCTTCATCAGCAACAGTTTGCATAGAAGTAAACGCATGCTTCAAAGCATTATCAATAATCTGTGGATCTACTGATTTTTCTTGTTTAACCATATCGCTAGGATAAGTAGGAACATCAACACCTTCTAACATTGCTGCTGTTTTAATAAGTTCCATTAATACCGGCATAACAAGAACACCAGCATCAATTGTATGTGTGCCTTTATGTACTCCCAAAAGCATAATAGATTCTGCTGCCATAGACAACGGCATTTTGGTTTCTTTTAACATTATAACCATATTTTTAAGTACGTCTGGATCAGCCAACTTTTCAATATAGGATTGTAAAACATCAGAAACAGCAGCATGCTTTGGAGGACGTTGCCACGGCAAAGACTTAGGCGGCAGTGTCCAAGACACTCCCGGTATATTTTGTCTCATAGACTCTACTGGAATATTATCTGCCATTTAACATTTTCTCCCTAGCTTCTCTTATGCCTTTAACAACATTGGCAATAAGAAGAAAATCTTTATCTTCAGTTTTTTTCTCTTCTTTTTTTAAAGGAGAAATAAGACTTTTAGAAGGAACAGGTTTTTGTTCTTTAGATGCAAGATAAGCATCAATTTTTTTAATGTAATTTTCTATAATTTGCATAATGTTTAAGGGAATTTTTTAAGAATACCATCAATAAGATTAGACACGGCATCTGTTTTAAATAATGCTGCTCCTACAGCAGCCAAAGCAGTTCCTGTTGCGCTATTAGAAGCTGCGCTAGTAGTTGCGTTTGCAGCAATTGTAGTTTTTACAATATCAGTGGCTCTATCCAATTCATTTTCACCAGCCTTATAAGACATTGTTAACAAGTCTCTATATGTTTGACTTGTCTGTGCATATTCAGCAGAAGTCAAATCTGTAGAGTTTTTAGCATTAACAGCATTAGCTGCATTAGTAGCCGCTGTGTTCGCTGTAGAAACTTCAGCTACTATTTTAGCATTAGCAATTTCTATTTGTGTTCCCAAATTAGCATTAAACTCATCTCTTGCGTTAGCTTGTTGAGCATTAAATTTAGAAACATCAGCAGCCACTGTTTGATTAGCAATATTTACTTTAGTCTGTTCACCAGCATTAAATTGATTTGTAGCTGCTATAAGTTGGGCATTAATTTTGTCTGCTTCAAGTTTATTGGTAGCATTAGTAATTGCTGCTGCATTTTTGGCAGCAGTGTCGCTAAGAATAGCTTGTGCAATTTCTTGTGACTTAATCACTTCCATCTGCTGCTTATTGTCTAAGTTTTTCATATCCATTGCGAGGAATGATTGAGCATTGACAACAGCAGCTTGTTGCTTAGCATCAAGATTTTTCATATCCATTGCAGCATATGTAGCAGCATTAGCCAACACAGTTGCTTGCTTATTAGACATTTCAGCCAAATTAATATCTTGAATAAACTTAGCATTAGCAAGAGCGTTTTGTTGATCTGCTGTAAAGTTTAAGTTAGCAATTTCAGAAACCTTAGCAGCGTTAGTAATATTAACTTGTTGTTTATTACTAAGCTCTTGACCTGCTATAGCAGCATCAATCTGAGCATTAGCCAATGCTGTCTGTTGTTTGTTAGAAAGATTTGTTGTCTCAATAGTAAGAGCATTAGTTGTATTAAACAATCTAGTTTGCTGTTCGTTAGTGAGATTGAGTTTTCTTTCTTCAAGTTTAGCAGAGACATTAAACAACGCTGCCTGTTGTTTGTTATCCAACACTTTTCCTTGAAGAGCAGCATTAGCTTGTGCGTCTTGAATGAAAGCTTGTTGTTTACTAGTGGCATCAAACTTAGCAGCTTCAAAAGTTTGTGTGCTTTTGAGCATAGCCATTTGCTGATCATTGGTAAGTTCTTGACCAATAATTGATGCTCTAACTTGCAAATTAGCAATAGCTGTTTGTTGAGTAGTATTGAGATTTGCCAAATCAATCTGCATGTTCTCAGAAGATTTTTGCAAAGCAGCTTGTTGCTTATTGTTTAGATTGATGTTGTTTGTTTCTGCATATTTAGCAGCATTGGTAATTGCTGTTTGCGTAGCAACATCCAAATTCTTTCCTTGAACACTTGCTTTAATCTGAGCATTAGCAAGAACAACAGCTTGTTGATTAGAAAGATTTGCACTCTGCAAAGCAAAAGAATTAGCACTGTTCTGCAAAGCAGCTTGTTGTCTAGCACTAAGATTGGCAAGCTCAAGATTTTGACCAGCAGCAGCATTAGCCAAAGCTGTTTGCTGTCTGTTGTTTAAATTTGTCAAATTCATTGTAGCAAAGGTTTCAGCATCTTTAGCCGCAATTGGTGTAGCACTTTCCATTGCTGCTTGAACAATGGCAGCACCAGCCATAGAGCTATTACCTAACCCTCTAGCAGCCATAGCAACGTTAGCTGCTCTAATGGCTCCAGCAGCCCATGCAGGAGTACCATTATTAAACTGAGCCATGAGGTTTGCAAGCTGCCCTTGGACGGTGCTGGCAGCGTCTACAGTGCCTTGCTGAGCAGTTGCCAATACCTGACTAAAGCTTCCTTGCTGAGCCACTGCTACAGCGGCTGTGTCAAGCGCAGCCATTGTCACTGCTGTAGCTTGTACAGCGTCTTTAATTTGTAGTTTTTGAGCTTCTATATCAATAAGCTCATTAGCTGTAATATCTCTTGTTTGTGCTTCAGCAGTGGATTTTGCTGTAGTTTGCGCTGCTTGTGCTTGTGGAATTTCTTTTGCTTTAGCAGCAGCTTCCACTGTAGTGGGGGCTAATTTAGCAGTTTCAGTTTTTCCCAAAGTGTAATCAGTGACTGCTTGTGCTTCTGGAGTGGTTCCAGTAAATTGAGCAGCTTGAGCTTCAAACTTCTTGTCAGTAGTTTGGGCTTCTGCTTTAGGAACAGTGATATCAGCCCGTGTAGCTGCTGTTGCTTTTTCAGCTTCAGATAGAGTTCTGTCAGTTGGTTCTGTTATTTTTGCTGCTGTTCCTGTAACAGCAGTGGCAAGGGCTTTATCGGAAACTGTCCCTTGTTCTGCTGTTACTTTTGCTTTGTCAGAAACTGTACCAGAAGCTGCTGCTTGTAATTTTTGAGCTGTTTCTAAAGTAGATTGTGATGTATCTGCTGTAACAGTACCAGCACCAATAGCAGTAGGGGCGGCAGCAGTACCTGCCACTGCTGTTGTTCCTGCTTTAGCTTCTGTAGTTGTTGCACCAGCTTTAACAACATCTGCTTCCAAACCTGTTGTGCTAGTTTGAGCCGCACTAATCGTTGGTGTAGTTCCCATTTTAGGGGCACCAGTCAAAGCATCAAAACTACCACCTGTTGTCGTTCCTCCTGTCGTTCCTCCTGTCGTTCCTCCTGTCGTTCCTCCTGTCGTTCCTCCTGTTACGGGAGCCGTAGTTGAAGGAGTATTAACACCAGCAGCTTTAGCTTCAGCAATGCTTGAATAACGTGTACCGTCTGGGCCATAGACATATGATTTAGTGGGGTCTACACCACCCCCACTTGGTGAAGCATCAACAGCACCACCAGCAACAAACTTCTTTACCATCCCGCCTTTACGCATTTTTGGGCCTAAAGCAGTGACAACTTTTCCATACTGTTGCTGAGCAGCAGGGTTTGACTCAATGAACTTGTCAAACATATTCATTGGGCCTTCATATCCCAATTTACGCGCAACAATTTCTTTTTGAGTTTCGGTAAAGTTTTGTTCCATTAGCTTAAAGCCTTTATCTTATTTAAACAGCTTATCAATGGCAAAAGTAATGATGCCTCCAATAAAGGAAGCAATTACCATTCCCACCCAAAAGCCACCTTTGCTTTTGTTAGCGAGTTCTAATAGCTGAGTAACACCTTGCTCAAGCTTATCCACTTTCTTTTCCAAGCTTTCCACTTTGGCTGTCAATTGTCCATAAGAAAAGGGGTCAATTTCGCTCATGTCCTTATCCATCAATAAAGTAGAGAAGCTTCAGCTTGTCTTCTCTTAGTTAGTCCAGCTAACACCCTACCAGCAGCTTTGTTCCATTTCATTATTTCTACTTGTGCTCCTTCCCAATCACCGCTATCAACTCTCTTCTTTAATGTAGAAACTCTGTAATTACCAACCCCACAATTATAAGCAAAACTAATTATTGCTGCATATCTGCGTGGTTTTGTTTTTAACAAAGAAGGAGACAGTTTAGCTACTTGTAATGCAAAATAAAGGAGATGTTTATCAAGTTCTTCTTGTGCTTTTTTTTCTGTCCACACAGTGTCCGGTGTTATATCAGATCCTGTACATCCCCACCCAATTGTATAAGGATGTCCTTTAGTACCGGGATCTGGATAAGCTTTGCAATCACCGTTAGCAAGTCTTTTAGCATAACCCTCAAAAGGTTTTACTAAAACATTAGCAGCAATGGTAATTGCCTCTGTTGTCATTTATCTTTGTACTTCTCAATAGACCGACCAACAAACCAAAAAGTAAGGCACATATTCAACATAGCAAAGTCATCGGTTCCCCAAGAACTAGTCATTACTTCTGCCCAATCAGCATTGACAGTAAAGGCCATGTAAATAGCAGCAGCCTTTACAGCAGCATACATAAAGAACAAAGCCCATGTAATTCCCGGTCTTACTAGAGCAGAGACAGAAGAAACAAACCATCCAGCTTCCTTAGCAGTGGCTGATTGTTCTTTAAAGGCTTCTTTAATTGCGTCTAGCTGATTAGAGGAATAATCAACATATTTCTCTTCCATCTTAAACTCACCACGCATTTTCTCCAAATCAGTTTGAAGAGTGAACATAGAAAGCTCATGTGTGCGTTCGTTTTTCTTATCAAAAAACTTCAGCACTTCTGGAGCTAGACGAAACAGTCCACCAAAAAGACTACCTAACAAACCACCGCTAAGAAGTTCAAACATAAAAATTACCTATTAGTTTTCTTATTTAAGAAACGTAAGCTTGTAAATAGTTTTGAGGAAACAAGCAATAGCTTCGTCAATCAAATTCTGAATAGGGCTGTCATCTTTAGAAACAGCCGTATAACGAATATCTTCAATTTCTGCCAAAAACTCTTTAAGGCAAGAAATAATGTCTACATCCCCATGCGTATATGGAACAAAAGGAATTTTAATCAATACTTGATTTCTTCCCTGATATGCTTCAGTAATGGAATCAGCTTTCTCTACAATGGCTTCATAGAAACCACCCAATGCCATATGAGCAGCAAAACTCTTAGTAGCAAGATGTTCTCTATGCGCTACTTCACGGCTAAGAAACAAGATACCAATAAGCGTACCAATGTCTTTTCCTGTTCCATCCTTCATGGGCTTCTTAACTAACATTATCTAAACCTCCTAGTTTTTTTAGCAATAGCTTTTGGTTGAGCTACAAATTGTTTACCTTCTTTTTTGCCTTCTCTTTTTGCTCTAGTAGTGGCAGCATATTCCTTATCACTTAAAGAAGTAATAGCTGCTTTAGGGAGGTAACGCTCGCCAGTTTCTGAAGACTTCTTTCCAGACTTTGTTGTCCATTTTTGTTCTGTCCAGTCTTTCAAAGACTTTTGAGCTTTAGTCAGTTTCATTCTTGATACCCGTTAGCATTAGTTTCAAGATAGTTTATTGCGGCCTTTAAAATTTCAACTCGGTCTTTTGCTACACCAAGAACATTGTTGCACGGATTACACAACACACCTCTAACTTTACCGCTTGAGTGACAGTGGTCAACATCAAGTTTTTTATTTATCTCTGATTCTGTAATACCGCAAATCATACAGGCATAATTTTCTGTTTCACGCATTTTTTCCCATTGTTCGTACGTCAAACCATACCTAAGTTTTAATTTTGCTGTTTTGTTGTTACGCGCAGTAGTAGGGCTTTCTTGTTTGTATTCTTGATGGCAAGGTTTGCATCTTGCGCTACTGTAGTATTTATCCGACCACTTATTAAAAAACTGATAAAAATCGGCTAACTGTTTTTCTGTTTTGCAGTTTAGGCACACTTTAGTCACGATAACGGCCCCCAGCAGCTTTGTATTTCTTAGCTACAAGCTGTGCTTTTCTAGCAGACCATTCACCAGCACCAGTGCCCATAGTTGCAGCGGATTTAACTTCAGCTACAATTTTCTTACGCAAAGTTGGCTTTGTGTAATTATTAGCAGGTTTTGTTGCCATCACTTATCTTTAGTTTTATTGATAATTTCAAAAGCAGCTTTTACCTTTTCTTCTAAAACCGCTACACGCAAATCGAGTTTAGATAACACAACAATAAGGGTAATAAGACCTAATAGAACAGGCCACGCTTTAAGAAAGAGTTCTGCTATTTCCATTATGTCTTATTAAGTTGTTGTTTTATTATTGACTTGCTTTGTATGCAGCAAGCAAAGAGTCATAGTCAGCACCAATCTGAGCTTTCAATGCGTCACGGACGCGGGTGGCTTTATTTTGTTCTACTTTTTCAGAACGCAAAAGGTTGCGAATCTTATCCCGGTATTGATAGTCAGCCACCAAACCAACAGCAACATCATCAAGATTTTCTGGTAGTGCTTCAGTAGTTGAGTTTTTGTAAGTAAGAAGCTCACTAGGCCAATCTCCTTGTGGCAAAGCTGCAAGCATAACACCGTAATTATCAATGTTAATTTGATATTGGTAAATCTCCAACTCGCGGTGGAAAGCAGCAACAATTAGGTTGTTAAAATGTTCTTGAGTCGTAATCATAAAAGTTCCTTTAAGTTAGTTAGTGAACGCCACATTATAAGCATTACCACCCGGTAGTGTAGCAGGATTTGCGTATTTAGTTCCAAATCCGCTGCTAATTGACCACGGGTAAGCAGAAATAAATGGGGAAGTAAAGTGTGCAACAGCTATATCGGTTCCAGAGGCACTAAACGCTACACCATAGCCATTGCCTGTTGGTAACGTAGCAGGGTTTGTATACTTAGTTCCAAAGCCAGCAGACCACGGGTAAACAGAAATAAATGGAGTGGTGGCATGTGCAACTGCAATAGCAGTTCCAAAAGGATTAAACGTTACTCCTTTTCCATCCCCGGTTGGTAGCGTAGTGGGATCAGTATATTTAGTTCCAAATCCACTACCAGACCAAGGATAAGTAGAGATATAGGGTGTCGAGGTTGCGTTACTTACTGCTATAGCAGTTCCAGCAGGATTAAATGCTACTGAATACCCATCATTGGTTGGTAATGTAGCAGGATCAGAATATTTAGTACCAAAACCAGAAGACCACGGATAAACTGAAATAAGTGGTGTGGTATTGTGTGCAACCGCAATAACAGTTCCGGCAGGATTAAATGCTACACCATTGCCAAGTCCGGTAGGTAAAGTAGCGGGATCAGCATATTTAGTTCCAAAACCAGCAGACCACGGATAAACTGAAATGTATGGAGTACCGGAATGGGAGATTGCTATTGTAGTTCCGGCAGGATTAAATGTTACACCAGTTCCGCCAGCTGGTAGCGTTGCAGGATTTGCGTATTTTGTCCCAAACCCACTACTAGACCAAGGATAGGTTAAAATATATGGAGTTGCATTGTTTGTAACAGCTATAGCTGTATTATCAGGATTAAATCCTACACCGTATGTAGTTCCTCCCGTTGGCGGTGTTGTAGGATTTGCATACTTAGTTCCAAACCCACTACTAGACCAAGGATAGGTTGTAATAAATGGACTATTATTACCATGCGAAACAGCTATTGCATTAGAATTTTGTCGAGGCCATGTACCGGCTTTTTTATAAGCCTGTGCTTGATCAAGAGTCCACATACCGGGGGCTGTGTACTCTGTTGGCACTACGGGGTTTTTGGTTATTAACCCACCGGGATAGCGTCTAGACATTTTTTATACTTGTTGGCTTGATTTATATGCGGCAATCAAAGCATCGTAGTCTGCACCGATTTGTGCTTTCAAAGCATCACGGACACGGCTAGCTTTGCCTTGCTCTACTTTTTCAGAGCGAAGTAGATTGCGAATTTTATCCCGATATTGATAATCAGCAATTGATGCAACCATAGCTCCGTCAAGACTTTCTGGCAACGCCTCAGTAGTTGAGTTTTTGTAAGTAAGCAAATTAGTGGGCCAATCGCCTTGTGGCAAAGCTGCAAGCATAACAGCGTAATTGTCTACGTTAATTTGGTATTGATAAACTTCCATCTCACGATGAAATGCCGCAACAATCAAATTATTAAGATGTTCTTGAGTCGTAATCATAAAAGCCCTTTTAAGTTAATTTCCAAATGCTACTGCTCTTCCAATTCCGGTAGGTAAAGTAGCAGGATTTGCATACTTAGTTCCAAACCCACTACTAGACCAAGGATAAGCAGAAATGTAGGGAGGAACGCTGTGTGAAGCTGCTATAACGCTTCCAGCAGGATTAAATGCTACTCCTAGACCGCTTCCTGCTAATAGTGTATCAGGATTTGCATATTTAGTACCAAAACCAGCAGACCAAGGATAAATTGAAATGTATGGAGAGCCAACGTGTCCAACAACAATATCAGTTCCAGTAGGATTAAACGCTACAGCAGAACTATTACCAGCTGGCAACGTAGCAGGATTTGCATATTTAGTGCCAAAACCAGCAGACCAAGGATAAGTTGAAATGTATGGAGTGGTAGTGTGTGCAATAGCTATAGCTGTATTATCAGGATTAAATGTTATTCCATATCCGTTTCCGGCAGGTAAAGTAGCGGGGTCAGCATATTTAGTTCCAAAACCAGCCGACCACGGGTAAGCAGCAATAAATGGGGTTGTGGTATGACCAACTGCTATTTCGGTCCCTGTAAAATTAAATGCTACACCCTGACCGCTTCCTGTAGGCAATGTTGCAGGATTTGCATACTTAGTGCCAAAGCCAGCAGACCAAGGATAAGTTGAAATGTATGGAGTGCCGCTGTGTGCTACTGCTATTGCAGTTCCGGCAGGATTAAATGCTACACTATTGCCAGTGCTTGCTGGTAATGTTGCAGGATTTGCATACTTAGTTCCAAAACCACTATTAGACCAAGGATAAGTTGAAACAAATGGAGTTGTGCCGTGTGTAATAGCTATAGCAGTTACATTAGGATTAAAGGATATTCCGGTTCCTGCTGCGGCTGGTAGCGTAGCAGGGTTGTTATATTTAGTTCCAAATACACCGTAAAATCGATAAACAGAAATAAATGGGGTTGTGTCATGTCCAACCGCTATAACAGGGGTGTTTGGTTGGGACCAAACTCCAGAAGCGCGATATTGCATTTGTTGAGATAATGTCCAAATGCCCGAAGCGACTCCTGCCGCAACAGTTGGTGCAGTAGCCGAAATTACCGACCCTTTATCACGCAAGGACATATCTTGTTAACCCTTAGCTAATAACTTCGTAACTAACGCTGTAAGTGATGCCGCTTGCAGTACCAGAAGTTACAATAATTGAAGTACCTTCTTGCAAATAAATTTGCGTAGATTTATCCACTACGATTAATGAAGAATCTGCCGGGACTGAAATGGTAGAAGCAATTGGATACGCAGTACCACCTGATGGGCCTGAGCCTTGAGCTACACCACCATTAGTATAAATACTCACTGTGGTATCAACCGCAGTTGTGCCGTTGACATTAGCCGCAACAATCTGGTTAATCTTAAAGACTTGTCCAGATGATGCCGCATTAGGTAGCAACACAACCGCTGTCGTTGCAGACGGTGTAAGATAGGTAGTAGTACCAGTTGCTGTTGTTGCTGCAAGAAGATTTGGGTTTGCCATTGTTGTTCCTTACATTCCAAAAATTAAAGATATCATTGTCGCTTTTGCTTGAGTTGGCCCAGTTTCTGGT